GTTAGCACAATACACGATGCAGGAACTGATAGATAGAGAAAAGGCACTTGTTACAATGGTGCAGAACGAAAACCAGCATCAGATAAATATGCTTGAAGCTAAAAAGAGAGGTATTGAAGCGTTTAGAATCCAAGATAATGTAAGTGATGCGGAAGAAAAGAGAAGTTTAATACAGTTAAACGCAACTAAAAGAAGTTTAAATAAAGCTTATTACAAAAAAGAGTTAGAAGAATTAACAATTAATAGAGACGCTGAGAAAATAATAGCGGAAGAAGAAATAATTGATGATGCTAAGAAGAAAGAAAAATTATCAGAAATCCAATTGCAATTTCTTAAAGATAAAAAGAAGTTAGCTGAACTATATAATGTAGATATAGCAAAGATGGATAATGAGATACATCTCGAAACAATAAAAAAGAACAAAGATACATTTAGGAGAATGATAAGAGAATTAGATACTATCTATGCGGAAGAAAAATATGCTTTAGATTTGAGGTTAGCTAATAAAGAGATTTCAGAATCTGCACATAATCTAAGGATGATGGAATTAACCCGTAATTACCTGAATCAAAAACTTTCATTGTTTGATTTATATTCACAAGATACTATACAACTAGATGAACAAGTGAGAGCACATACTTTAGAGACTCTAGAGAAGCAAGAACAGGCACTGAGAGAGTATATAGGAGCTTTAGGAGATTTAGGTGGTTTTATGCAAGATGTAGCTGGAGAGGAGGAGGAACTGAACGCTGTGAGAAAAGCTGGTATTATACTAACTGAGACAGCTGCTACAGCAGAGCAAATATTAACAATGATGACTACATTGAAAACTCTAGCTACCTATGCTCAAGTAACTGCAGATGCCGCAAGTGTAGCTGGCACAGGAGCTACTATAGCTGCAGACACAGCTAAAATAGGTTCTAATATAGCTCTAGCTGGTTCAGGATTTATAGCTGCGGTTGCTAATGGTATGAAATTTTTACCTTTCCCATTTAACCTTCTAGCTATTGGACTTATAATAGCCGCTATATTTGCTGCTAAAAGAAGAATATCAAATGCTTTTAAAGGAACTTCATCCACATCTACGCCAAGTAGTAGTTTACCTAGTAGTAGTAGTAGTTATAGTAGTAGTAGTAGTAGTAGTGGTGGAGGTGCGGGGAGTTATACAGGTCTAATGACTTTTGGGGGGCAACACACTACTCTTGGAACGGTATCTCAATATGCTGATGGTGGGATGGTGTATGGAAATTCTCATGGTCAAGGTGGAGAGAAATTTGCTGTAGGTGGTAGAGTAGTAGAATTAGAAGGTGGAGAAGCGGTTATAAATAAAAGAAGCTCTAAAATGTTTAGAAGCCAATTATCAGCTATGAATTATGCTGGAGGCGGGGTTAAGTTTGCTGATGGTGGGATAACAAATATTCCTTCATTTGCACAAACACAATTTGCAGTTTCAGGACAAGAGAATATAAGAAACGCTGCTAGAACAACAAGTAAAGTTGTAGTTGTAGAGGCTGATATTACAAATTCACAGAATAAAGTAACCGCAATTGAAGCAGAAGCAAGTTTTTAAGATATGTTTGTTAATAAAAAAGTTAAACAAGACAGGTTAGATACTTGTAAAAAGTGTGATTTTTACAGAAATTTTTTAATGTTAAGAAATCCTAAATGGAATTGGGGAGCAAGATGTGGTAAATGTAAATGTTTTTTAGATGCTAAAACAACCCTTACTAAAGAATTTTTTGGGGAGTGTCCTTTAGATAAATGGAAAGAGTAATTAATAACTCAAATAGAGTTGAAACTGTTGAATAATATGAGTATAGAAGTAATAGCTGAAAAGATTAAGGGAGAAAAAAGAAAAGAAATAATGGAGAGTGTTATTAGTAATAAGGAACATATGGAGTCTAAAAATAAATATCATCCTACAAGCTTACCTTTCTTATTTGCTGAATGGCATAGACATTTCCCTAATGTCAAACAAACTATTACTTGCAATGGATGTAGGAAGGCTGTAACTAAATTTTGGACTCAGGTATATAATTATTGGGAAGAATAAGATGGCACAAAGAGAAAATAAAGCAGATATAATAACAGAGTATATTAACTTATTATATAATGAGTTAAAATTAAGGTTTGGAGATGAACCTCAAATAAAAGATATGCTATCTCATTTAATTGAGAGAGGCATGATAGAGCCAAAAAGGCTAAGAAATTATATGGTAATTAGAGATTTTGATGAGTTACTTGTTACCAATGATGGGAATAGAACCAATAGTTTTATAGACTTATCAATAAAATATGATATAACTGAACGAACAGCTCAGAACATAGTTTATAAGGAGAGAGATAAGTCTATGTTAAAACGAAATGTTCGTGGGTAAATCTTTTTTCCATTTTTTTCGTAAATAAAATATTAATTAAAATTATTTTTGTAAAATGAATAATAAGCAGAGTTGGTATTCAATAAACGCAAAAGACACAGAGCAGTATGCTGATGTTTATTTGTATGATGAGGTTGGAAACTATGGGGTTTCAGCTAAAGATTTTGTTAATGATTTAAAATTATTAAAAGGTAGGGATATTTACCTACATATTAATTGTGTTGGTGGAGAGGTGTTTGATGGTATGGCTATATACAACACACTTAAAAAATATAAAGGTAAGGTTACAGCGTATATAGAGGGAATAGCTGCGAGCATGGGAAGTATTATTCCATTAGCTGCTGATGAGATTATTATGTCAGAAAATTCTTTATATATGATACATAATGCATGGGGTGGAGCAATGGGAGAAGCAGATGACATGAGAAAGACAGCTACACTTTTAGACAAGTTAAGTTCTGAGATAGCTAATATATATACAAAGAAAACAGGTTTGCCATTATCTCAAATTGAGGATATGATGGATGAGGAAACTTGGTTCAATTCAGAAGAAGCTTTAGAATATGGATTTATTGATAGAATATCAGACGCTGTGATGGTTGCAGCTAAATATGATATTAGTAAATTCAAAAACAAAACTCAAAAGGAAATAGTAAATCAATTAAATAATAATAAAAAAAGTAAAACAATGACAGAAGAATTAAAATCATGGTTTGGTAAAAAAGTTGAAGAAATTATTGCTGCAGTTAAGGGCGATGTTAAATCAACAGAAGTACCAGAAGTAAATGTTATTTTAGCTGATAATGAGGAAATTTCTAATAAACTTTCTGAATTAGAATCTAAAGTATCAGAAGTTAATACTTTATCAACTGTTAAAGATGAAGAAATTACAGAATTACAAAATACTGTAGATTCACTTAACAAAGAAGTAGAGAGATTAACAAGTAAATCTAATGCAAAGGGAACTGAAATTAAAATAGAATCAGACCCTCATGTAATAGAGGACAGGGTATTAGACTCAAACACACTAGGATTTGAAGCTTTGGCTTACAAATTGAAACATCATGTCGTGAGAGGTTTATAAAAATAATTTAATAATAATCAAAAAAATAAAAAAAAATGGCAGCAGCAGCGAATAATATTAGTGTAACATACGAAGGTGTTTACGCTACAAAAATGATTTTAGAGCCGATATTTCATTCTGATGAGATAATGCGACACTACACGCTTTATCCTAATGTAAAATTTAGACAGAATGTATTTTTGGCTAACAGCCTAAACAAAATTGTTATGGCTAATGGTGGGTGTTCTAGTGCAGATAATTCTGGCTCAGGACTATCCACAAGTTTTAATATTGATGACAAACAAATTTCAGTAGCGGATTGCTCAGTAAAGATGAGTCAATGTTGGGACACTTTCTTTAATGAGTTTCAAGTAGAATCTTATAGAGATGGTATTGATATGCCTGATTTAACAGGCACTCAATTAGCAGATGTAATTGCTAATAGAGTTAGAAAAGGAATAGCACAAGATGTTGTAAGAGTAATGTGGGGAGGAGATACTGCGTTAGGATTTGTAACTTATAGTTGGACAGATGGTCTTTTCAAATTATTTGATGCAGGTACTGTGGCGCTTGAGACACTTGCGGTTTCAGCAGGAACAGGACAAACAGCAGTTGGTGGGACTTTAGTTGGAACTGAT